GTGCAAGACAACTGTTTCGTATGTCATCCAATCAGCTAGCGTTAAACTTTCCACCTTATACCGCAAAGTTTCTTTCTGAACACTTTACAAAACATATACTTACAAGTGTAACAGTAACGGTATATGATCCATGTTCTGGTTGGGGTGGAAGGATACTCGGTGCTATGTCTGTTGGTCGCCCAATGCATTATGTTGGAACAGATCCAAATACAGATAACTTTATTGATGAATTAGAAATAAGTCGTTATGAATACCTTGCAGACTTTTTTCTAAAATCAATAGGCGAGCGAGGCACAAATGTATCTTCAAACTTCTTTGTTACAAATGAAAATCATACATACGAACTTTTCCAAGATGGTTCAGAAACAATTCAGTTCAATCCTAAATTTCAAAAATATAAAGGTAAGCTAGATTTTGTTTTTACTTCACCACCATACTTTAATAGAGAAATGTATTCCGATGATGCAACTCAATCTTATAAAGCACATAGTGAGTATGCGGATTGGCGTGATAACTTTTTACGCCCAACATTAGAAACTGCGGTTACTTATTTGAAATCAGACCGTTACCTTTGTTGGAATATAGCTGATATTAGAATTTCAACTAACAAAATAGTTCACCTTGAAAAAGATTCAATTGATATATTAGAATCATTGGGAATGGAGTATGTAGGTAAATTTGGAATGGCAATGGGTAGAATGATTGGTAACTCAGACCAAGAAAAATTAGCAGAAAGAACTTCTAATAAAGTTTTCCATAAAGGTCAATGGTGGAAACACGAACCTATTTTTATATTTAAAAAACCATAACATGAAAGTTGATATTGAAAGTTTTGGAAAATTTATAAATGCTGACCCACTTGAAATTCGTTTGTGGAAAGAAACAGGTGAATACTTTGCAGGTAAGAGAGAATTGGATGATACAATAGATTGTGTTTTTCAGTATTACCGTAAACATGGTTATCCATATATGAGTATTACTGATGAAGAAAAACATGAACACATGAAGAAACTTCAAAAATATGACTACGATAAACTGTTTAAGAATAATGATATTATTCAAACAATGCATGGACTTCGCTTGGCTTGGTCTTATTTTCCACATGGAATGGAAGTGAAATGTGGTAATTCTAAAATGTCTCCTATGGATAATTTTTTGAATGACCATACATTTAAGATGACAATACGTAAGTGCTTGAAATGGTTATATAAGCACACGGGCAATGGAAGTTGGCAAGAAAACCGTTTACGTCAATCATTAAAAATATATTCTGGTGTTCAAGGTGTTTCAAACTTTAGACCAACTGCTGCAGGTGCTATATATAAAAGATTTGGTGGCAATGGTGTAATGTGGGATATGTCATGTGGTTGGGGTGGTAGATTAGTTGGTGCATTAGCATCACCGTATATCGAAACATATATTGGAACAGAACCATCAACGAAAACATTTGAAGGACTTTGTAAACTGCGTGATGATTTCTCATATCTTGGTAAAGATATTCAACTACACATGATGGGTTCAGAAGATTTTATTCCAGAGAAAGAAAGTTTAGATTTGTGTTTTACTTCACCACCATATTTCGATACAGAAAAATATGCAGATGAAGAAACCCAATCGTATAACAAGTTTCCAACTCGTGATACTTGGGGTTCTGGCTTTCTTTTTGGAACATTTAAGAATTGTTTCCATGGGTTGAAGCCAGGTGGTTATATGTTAATAAACATTGCTAATACACCGAAGTATAAAGACTTAGAAGAAATGACAATTCATTATGCAAAAGAAGCTGGATTTATTGAAGAAAATACTATAAATCTTATTCTTTCTTCTGTAATGGGTGCTGGTTATAAAAGAGAACCTATTTTTATATTTCGTAAGCCGTTGGTAGATAAGGAATAAATTCGTATATTTGTAGAAATTAATTATTAAAAATATAGGTTATGTATGTTTAACACATCTCATACAATTTGGAACGAAAAGTATCGTCCCGAAACACTTGAAACTTACGTTGGGAATCCAACAGTTAAAGAAACTTTTGAACAATATATTAAAACCAATGATGTACCGCACTTACTTTTACATGGCGATGCTGGTAGCGGTAAAACAACTCTTGCTAAGATTGTTGCGAACTCTATCGCAAAAGATAACTACATTTATATCAATGCGTCAGACGAAAACTCCGTAGATACTGTTCGTGATAAAATCAAACAGTTTGCTTCTTCAATTGGATTTGGTGGATTAAAACTTATTATTCTCGATGAAAGTGATTATCTTACACCCAATGCTCAAGCAGCACTTCGTAATGTAATTGAAACATTCAGTAAAACTACTCGTTTCATTTTAACTTGTAACTATGTTGAAAAGATTATTGACCCGATTCAATCTCGTTGTCAAATCTTTAACATAGTACCACCATCAAAGAAAGAAGTTGCACAACACATCGTAAGCATTTTGGAGAGCGAGAAAGTTACATACAACAAAGAACACCTTGTTAGTATTATCAATTCAAACTATCCTGATATTCGTAGAGTTATTAATACAACTCAACGATGCGTAATCGATGGTAAACTGAAATTAGATGAATCAACATTAGTGGAAGCTAATTACTTTTCAACTATTGTTGATTTACTGAAATCAAATAAAAACAAAAAAGAGAAGTTTGAAGGTATTCGTCAGATACTTGCAGACAATCATGCGAGAGATTTTAATCAACTGTTTCGTTATCTCTATGATAATGTAGATAGTTACGCAAGCGGTTTTGTGTCAACTATTATTTTAATCATTGCAGAGACACAATATAAAGATAGTTTTGTGGTTGACCACGAAATAAATGCAATGGCAATGTTTATTCAAATTATTATGGAAATTGAACAAAGGAGGAAAGGATGAGTGTATTTGATATTAATGGAGGTGGACAACCACCAGGACAAGAAGGACAAAGAATTAATGTTGACTTAAATCAAGCAAGTGATATTGCTTGTTCTAATTGTGGCGGGAAGTTTTTTCATGCAGTAACATTCTTTAAAAAGATTTCTGCATTACTTTCACCAACTGGACAAGAAGGAATTATTCCAATTCCAACATACGCTTGTCTTGAGTGTGGAAATATTAATGAAGAATTTTTACCATCAAAAAGACAACAACTAAACGATTAATAGGATTTTAATAATGGCTGCTAAGAATATATTCGACCACTTAAAAGGTGTTACACTACGTAAGACAAAGTGGGAAGACTTATCTGAAGAAGATAAGAAGAGTTGGAGTAACTATATGATTTCACGTTTCTTCTCTATGGAGCCGGAATTTGTGGAAGTTATAAACGAATTTCAAAAATACTCGAATGGAATATTATCATCAGAAGATTATTATAAACTATTATCGGATACTCTACCAAAACATTCGTTCTTTCTAAAGTATGTTAAAGCTAAGAACAGAGTTAACATAGAACCAGAAATGATTACTTTATTTTGTAACCATTTTCAACTTGGAAAGAGCGAAGTGTTTGAGTATATTCGTTTTCTGAAAACTACTAATCCAACCGAACTTACTACTATACTAAAGAAGTACGGTACTAAAGAAGACGTGATAAAAGATTTTGAAAAGAAATTGAAGACAATAAAATGAGGAACAAAATGTCAATTAAAGAAACAGATTTAGGAAGGAAACAAATTGGTGTTGTTTCTGAAATGGAAGAAAAGTTTCCAACTATGACTAAAGAATTTAAACGTATTCAACAAGAACAGTACGAACTATTCTGTGGAAAACAAAAGAACTATGGTCCAGATAATATATCAATGGGAAGTAATCTTGAGAGAGAGGATGATCGTAAACTTTCTTTACAAGGTTTATTCTTTAGAATTAATGATAAAATAAACAGATACAAACAAATGATTATGTTTGGTTCACAAGACGCAGTTGGTGAATCTTTAAATGATACATTCAAAGATATTTCTGTATATGGAATCATCGCACAACTTGTTCAATCTAATAAGTGGGGTAAATAATGAGTGTATATATATGGACTTCGGAATATGTAAGTGAAGGTCATCCTGATAAAATAGCTGACCAAATTTCAGATGCAGTTCTTGATTGGTACTTACAAAGAGATCCAGATGCAAAAGTTGCGTGTGAGGTTATGGTAAAGGATAGTGATGTTTATGTTTCTGGTGAAATAAAATCAACGGTTGATAAAGATAAAAGAACTTTAGAATTATCACTAACTCGATTAATTAGAGGACTTATAAAAGACATTGGGTACACAAAAGAAGAATCTCCTTTCTTTAATTCAGACTATTGCCGTATTCATTTCAATATATCAACTCAATCATTAGAGATTAATCAAGCGGTTGATAAAGGAGATGTTGTTACAGCAGGAGACCAAGGTATTATGTTTGGCTATGCTACTCGTGAAACTCCAACATATATGCCGATAGCAATTTACTTGGCTAAAAAACTAATTGAAGTTGCAACAGATATTAGAAAAAAAGTTAGTAAATTAGGTCATGTACAGAAACTTCGTCCAGATATGAAGAGTCAAGTGTCTGTTGTGTATGACAATAATAAAGCAGTAGGTATTCATTCTGTTGTATTTTCAACTTGTCATTCTGAAATGATTTCGCTTCAACAACTTAGACAGTATTTCCATTCTGATATTTTACCAACGGTATTAGAAAGTATTCCAGAAGAACTTGCGGAACTATTTACAGATAAAACTGTTTACCATATAAACCCAGCAGGTGAATGGAATGTTGGTGGTCCAGTTTCTGACTGTGGATTAACAGGTAGAAAGATTGTAGTTGATCAATACGGTGCTGATTGTGAAATTGGCGGTGGTGCTTTCTCTGGTAAAGATCCAAGTAAAGTTGATAGAAGTGCTGCTTATATGGCTCGTCACATCGCTATAACAACACTTCATGAAAATCCAAAAGCAAATAAAATTAAAGTTCAATTAGCATATGTAATCGGTGAAGAGTTTCCTGTTTCATATCGTATATTTGATCCAACAACTGGCAAAGAATATGGACTTGGTAAATTTACTCATGCTGATTTAACTCCAAGTAGAATCATTGAAAGATTAAAATTAAAAACTCCTATTTATTTACAGACTGCCAAGTATGGTCATTTTGGAAATAAAGATTTAGAATGGGAGAAAATTGGATGAAACTAAAAGACTTGATAATGGAAGCGTTTACTCTTAGTGGTAGAGTTATGTTATATCACTTTTCAAAAGAAGATTTAGGAAATGTAGCAGTTCTCGATCCGGCATTATCAAGTCAACGTCCATCCTCTTGGTCACGTAATGATTATAGACTATCGAAAGTACCAAGAGTATTTTACTATACAGACTTAAATAAAGTTGAGCATATGGTTAAGAGTAATAATTTATATGCAGCAGAATATGATGGTACTAGAATACTAAACGTATCGCAGGTATTGAAGGAGTATCAAACAAATCCAGATTCACTTGCTATCAAAAATCCAAACGCTTTCAAGATAATGCAATCGTCCGTAAACCAATATGGTGTATTAGATTACGATGCTATGTTAAGAACAGCAGGCCAATTCTTTAGTGGTGTATTCTATGATACTGGTAACTTACCTATTGTCAATTTATTCGTACCATTAAGGGCAAAAAAACAAAATGTCTGATAAAAAAATATCATTTTCACAATATCAAATGTGGAAAGGTTGTTCTCACCGATGGAAACTTGTTTACAAAGATAAGGTTGGTATTTTTACCCCAAACATAGCAATGTTGTTTGGAACGGTAATGCATGAAGTTCTGCAAGAATATGTAAAGACTATATATGAAAAATCAATAAACGAAGCCAACGCTTTAGAATTAGATACTATGCTTCAGAATGGTTTGAAGGAACATTATAAAAAAATACTTACTGAAACAAATGGTGTACATTTCTCAAATCAAAATGAACTTGCTGAGTATTGTAATGATGGTATTGAAATTCTAAAATGGTTCAAGGCGCATAGAGCAGACTTCTTCTTAAAGAAAGATTATGAGTTAGTTGGAATAGAATTACCTATTAATATAATTCCACTTGAAACACATTCAACTGTAAGACTTGTTGGATTTTTGGACTTGGTAATAAAGAATACAAAAACAGATGAGATTTATATTTACGATTTCAAAACAAGTACTGGCGGATGGGGTAAGTATCAAAAGAATGATAAAGCAAAAGTATCGCAACTTGTTTTGTATAAAACATATTACGCAAAACAATACAATGTTAGTCCAGAAAATATTCACATTGAATATCTTATTCTAAGAAGAAAGATACGGGAAGATGCTGAATATGAAGTAATGAAAAAAAGAGTTCAACGATTTGAACCATCGCACGGAAAAGTTTCTCAGAATCAAATTCAAAAAGAAATACACGAATTTATAACCACCAACTTTACAGAAGACGGTGAATTTAAGTTAGATGTTGTTTATACACCAGAAGGTGGTAATGACTATTATAATTGTAAATTTTGTGATTTCAACAAGTCTGAAGAACTATGTCCAAAAGAAAAAAGAAATACCCTACCGTTCTAAAATA